CATTACTAAGCTAGGCATTGGTTCTACTGGTCAGGTATTAACTAGTACAAATACTGGTCTTGCTTGGCAGACCCCAACAACATATCTTGCAACGGCAAACGCTTCAGTAACAGCCGCATCTACATCCCAAGGAGTCGTGCGTAACGTCTGGGTATCTACTTCAGCCCCAACTTCTGGTCAAGGTGCAGATGGCGATATCTGGATTGTGTATGCATAATGGCCGGCAAAGTAAATATAGCCGGTACCTGGCATAGAACTCCAGAGCTTTTAACAAAGATTAATGGTAGCTGGCATGCCGCCAGTACTGCATATGTAAAAGTCTCTGGTTCTTGGCGTCAATGGTTTACTCAAACTATTCTTGATTCTTTTACAAGAACAACTTCAGGCTCTTTAGGCAATACCGATATCAACACCCCATGGACTGCCGTTAATGGAGTTTGGTACGCTAATGGAAGCCAGGCTCAATCTGACACTTCTACAACCCCAAGTACTCCATCAACCTTTTCCGTAGCTTCGGTAGCTTGGACTAGTTCTGATATAACACTTTCAGCTAACCCTAGCCCGGGAGTTGGTTTGGCTTTTTGGATTCAAGACGCCAATAATTACTGGGGAGTTATTCCATACGAAACCCCGTATACCTATACATATTCTTATACCGGAACCTGTTGTAGTACGGGAACCTGTTGTAGCCAAATTTTAGTGTGCTCCTCTTGTGGCCCTTGTTATAACTCTACGCCTGGTACCCCATCTACCTATTCATGTAGCTGCTGTCCTGGTGGAAGCTGTACTCAGGTGACACATATAACCGTTTATGGCGGAGCAACTGCCTGCAGCCCTTGTGGAACTACAGGATGCTCATATCAGTATGTTGGAAGCACATTAACTAACGTATGCGGCTGTAACTGCTATTCTACTATTTCACCATGTAACTGCAATAATGGTACTGCTGGAACACCAGATACATACAATTGCCCTAAATATACAACCTCTTGTTCAAGCTGTACGGTATGCTCAAGCTGTACTCAGACTGCTACTGCTACCGGATATAACTATTACATGAAGCTTTTTTCAGTTGTAGGTGGGACCTATACTGAGGTAGACACTATCTCTTTGGGTCAAAATATTACTCCGCCTACCTATATCCAGGCGTCAATTACTGGCAGCACTGTTGTATACGGAGCCTACTCAGACAATGGCACAACGGTAATTGGATCTACCTCTACCTATACTGCAACCTCGCCTACAAAAACTAACAGCCATGGTATAGTTAAGGCATACAGTGCAAACCAGGGCTCTACACTAGACAACTTTGCTGGAGGACTATAATATGACAGACCCATTTCAAAGGCCGGCTCGACCATGGGACCTATTCAATAAGAATCTTGGACGTGTAAACGACTCTGTATTTAGTGAGCGCCTAGAAATATGCAGGGCTTGTCCCTCATTTATAAAGGCCACAACTCAATGTAAGGAGTGCGGCTGCATTATGAACCTTAAAACAAAGCTACCTAATGCAGAATGCCCTCTTGGTAAGTGGGGACAAATTAAGGTAACGTATAAGGAAACTGAGGAAACAAATGGTTGAAAAAACTGTGTCAACACCTGTAGAAGTAACTAATGCTGTAGCTTTTGTTATTGATGACGAGGTTGTCGATATCATGCGTACAGATGCAAGAATGGCCGCCATTCTTTTGAGTGAGCCTGTAATTGTAGACATTACAGATGAGTATTTTGCTAATATGAGTTCTGTCACACATGGCATGAAGTACGACGCAAAAACCAACACCTTTTCAAATCCAGAGGAGTAACCAATGCGTGGGGAAAACCGACAGGGGCGTTTTGACGTACAGTTTGAGCGTTCGTCTTTTGTATCCGGCACCACTACGGAGATGGTAAAGACTGTCGGCACAACTGTAGCCTGGTGGATCTTTGATCAAGCCAATACTGTTGTTGACCCTATCTACGATACCGGTGCTAGCACTGGTACTGGCCGTATGTGGAAGACCCCACTAATCATCCCTGTAGTTCAGGCGCACCTAGAGCAAGGCGTTACTGTCCAGGCAGACCGTGGTTTCTATAACACTGACCAGCTAATCTTGACTATCAATGTCGATGTTATTGAGGATAACCTAAACTTTTATGGGGCTAATATGAACAACATCCCCGAGCTAGCCAACGTAGAAATCAACCCAGATGACTATCTACGTGACCGCATAGTATTCCGTGATGAAGTTTTTACCCCTATCCGAGTCCTACCCCAAGGTATCATTGGGGATAAGTACACGCTTCTTCAGGTAACCTGTAACCAGGTAAACGCAGAAGAAATGGTGAACGACTCCCAGTTCCAGCACTATGCAGGCTACTCTGCGTTTGACCCTACGACCTACTAAGGAAGACCATGTCACTATCTCATGCAACAGTTGCACTCAATAGCTCAACAGCTGTTGATCTAACACCAGATAACGTAATTACAGATACAGTAACTGGTGAAAAAAATTACACTTGGCAGTCAGCCGCCGTATACATTGAAAATGTAGACACTGCCGCTACCGTATACATTGGTGCCTCTGGAGTTACCTCTTCAAACTATGGCATCTCTTTAGTACCAGGGGCTTCTGTTTCAATTGACCTCCTCGGAGGAAATGAAAATGTGTGGGCAATCTCAAGCGGCTCTTCTAACGTAGCGGTATTGTTGGTGACAACAGCATGAGCGTAAAAAAGTCATTATCTCCCGCAGCCATTCTTTACTACGGTAACTTTGCTAGAAGCACAAGCCAAGCTAGTGGCGGAGCCACCTCAGATAATTTAATTACTTGGGACACAACAAACTTAACTAAAGGAATGGCTCTTGGTTCAGATACTAGCAAGATTGTTTTTGCTGTACCTGGCACCTACAACCTTAACTTTTTAGGTCAGTTTAACTTTACTGGTGGAACAAGTGACTACCACATTACTTGTTGGTTTTCTAAAAACGGTGTTCAGGTTCCGTCTTCTGCTTTTACCTTTACTACAGCTAGTGCTCAGAATTCACAAGTATTAGCAAATATTGAAGCCCCTATTTCAATTGTTGCTGGGGACTATATCCAATTTCACTGGTGGTCTGGTGCATCGGGGATGTCACTAATTGCTACAGCGGCTGGTACTAACCCAACTCGCCCAGCATCTCCATCAGCTAACCTAACCATCTATAACGTCGGATAATGCCGTTTAAGTCTCAATCTCAGCGTAAGTGGATGTACGCTAACGATCCCAAGATGGCAGAAAAGTGGGAGGAACATACTCCCAAAGGTAAGAAACTACCCAAGAAGGTGAAGAAGAAAAATGGCAGCAAAAAAGGCAAGTAAGAAACACCCAGGCTTTGACAAAGCCTCATCTAAGATTGCTAAGAAGGAAGGTGTCTCTCAGGAGGCGGCTGACCGTATCCTAGCGGCATCTTCCCGTGGAGCTTCTAAGAAAGCTCATAAGAAGAACCCTAAGCTTAATAAGGTTAAAGGCTAATGGCTAAGGTAAAGATTGACGGTAAGACCCACAAGTTCGTTAAGAATAAAAAGGGTGATGTTATCGTAAGCCATCCAGATGGCGGAGGTCCTACTATGGATCTTACCAAAAAAGATGCTAAGATTAAGACAGTAAAAGATGGAATTGCTGCTGGACGGCAGTGGCATAAAACTCACAAGAAGGGTAAATAAATATGTGCAAAGCATGTGGATGTGGCTGCTCAAAGCCAAACTGCAAAGGCGCCTGCAAGAAAAAGGGCACCAAAAGCACCAAGAAGGGTAAGTAAGGTTAAATGGCAAATGCCGTAACACCACCTATGATCAAAGCCCCCTCTGCAACCGGAGGTGGCGTTGTCAACATAGGTGGTAAGACCATGTCTGTGCCTACTCTTGGTATTGAGCCAATCACACCAGGTAGCAACAGAACATCCAGTTACGGCATCATGCCTTCCCAAAATTCAATGTCCCAAGCTAATTGGAACTTAGCCAATAACTCAGTTTCAGCTATGCGTACTAGTGGACGTTCCCCAGCTTTCATGCAGTCCCATCTGGGACAAGAAATGCAGATGCAAAGTCCTAACTGGGGAATGACTCCTAAGCAAGGTGAGATGGCTAGGGAGATGTCAGAGAGTGGTCGTAACGCCACCTTTATGCAGGCACATCTTGGAATAGGACCTAATCAGGCCCTACCAGCAGGTACTTCTATGGGAACTTCCCACGCATCTACCCCAATGCCAAGACCTACAGTAATGGCTCCGACCTCTACACCAAAAATGTCTTTACAGTTTCAGCAGCCCACAATGGCTACTCAGACTGCTACAATGTCCTCACCGGCAACCAATGTATTTGGAAAGGTAAGTAAATGACAACACCAGAATGCAAGTGCGATAACTGCACCTGCGGAAAGAAGGGCTAAATGGCTCACAAGGATAGCAAGTTTGAAAAGGGCATGACAGCAGCCCAAAAGAAAAAGTTTGAAGCTCAGGATGAAAAGAATGATGCCAAACTAGCTAAGAAGGTCAAGAAGACCGTAAAGAAAAAGGCAAAGAAGTAATAGTTAAGCCCCCCCTGAGGGGGCTTTTCCTTTATGATTACCTTGACGCCAGAGAAATCTGGAACCCTGCTGCTTTACCCCCTGCGCCTTCCTATGGAGGATATGATGATTTACCTTGCCAAGAAACTGGCAGCTCAGGAAACTGATGCTGACCGTGTTGAGTTCATTCGTGGAGCAGCAAACCTTACTGCAAAAACTGGGGAGAAAAAAGTAGTCCTCGGTGCAATAACAGGTCTTCTGCTAGCGAAAGTTCTCAAGAAAAATGGCTAGTCTTACATCAGTATTCAACCATGCATTGAGGCGTGCTGAGCGAGCAGCTACTGCCGGATATACAACCAAGCTTCGTGAACATACCAAAGCTTACGGGTGGCCCGATCATCTAGTCTCAAGCCTCTCTATGTATCATGATGGAGAGAACCACACCATCACATATCCAAAGCATCTTGAGGAACAGATCCTTACTCTTGAGTACGGCACTCAGAGTGTTCCACCATCTCCTGCTCTCAGGACATTTATGATTGGAGGAGTGTAATGCCTTTTATCCTTAATGAGGAAGCTGCCCTTAAGTCTTTGCTAACTGGCATGACTGTATCTGATGGAGGAAATTCTGCCCGTCCGGTAAACGTATTCTATGGCCAACCTGAAAAGGAAATCCGGCAACAGTCCTACCCATACATCACTATTGACTTGGTGGGTATATCTGAGGAAGTAGACCGAGCCCATCGTGGAACTGTGACCATTCCAGACCAGACTTTCTACACCCCAGAGGGTGTAACCTCCACCCCTGTACAAACTGACTTTCCTATCCCAGTACAACTGTTTTACCAGATATCTACCTGGTCTCGTCAGCCACGTCATGACAGGGCAATCATAGCCCAGCTGTTTTCTTATGGTAGACTTCCGTTTAGATTTGGGCAGCTCTCTATACCCGAGGACGGTACCAACCGTCGTTTGGATATGTTGAGCTTTTCAAAAAGAGACACTACAGAAAATGAAAAGCGTCTCTTTAATAATGTATATAACATCCGGATAAGTGCAGAACTCTTCCAGGATGTAATTAACCAGCTATACCAAGTAACACAAAAGCCTATAATCACGACTACATACCAAACGGTATCCTTTACCGAATAATCCGGAACATAATAACTAAATGTCAACCAAACAACCTAACCCTAAGGAGTAACCGGAATGGCAACATACAGCCGCCCCGGAGTCTACATCCAAGAAGTAGCTCTACCTCAGGCAATTACCCCTGCAGATACGTCAACAGCTGTTGCCGCCTTTGCTGGTGCTCTTGCACAAGGTCCTATTGCAGCCCCAGTGTACGTAAGTACCTGGAGTGACTTTAAGAATACTTTCGGTGGATTGAATGACTCTTATCCAACCACATGGGCCGCATACAATTATTTTGCAAATAATGGCCGTGGTCTTTATGTAAAGCGTGTCGTAGGCTCAGGTTCTTCTGCTGCTTCTACAGTTCTTACCGATGGCGTATCTGGTACAAACACCGCCACCATAACTGCAGCAAGCTACTCAGGCGGAACCATTACATATACAGCTAACAACACATTTTCAGCAGGTCAAAGCGTAACAGTCACTGGTCTTAGCACCAGCGCCTTTAACGTAACCAATGCAACTATCGTATCTGCAACCTCTACTCAGTTTACTCTGACAGGTAGCTCTGGCGCCTCAGTAAGTGGTGCAAGCGGTACAGCAACAGTTACCTACACAGCTTCAAACGTATTTACCCTAACCATCTCTAACCCAGGGTCTTGGGGAAATAACTACTCGGTTCAGATTGCTACAGGCGGAGTAAACACTCGCTTTAACATGAACCTCTTTGCTACCACCACGGTAAATGGAATTACTTCTAATACCTTGGTAGAATCTTATACAGACTTGAGCATGTCTTCTACAGATGCTAACTATGTAGGTGCCGTAATTCCTGCACAGTCTAATATCTTGACAATCTCTAACATCAACACAGCAAAGTTTCCAGCAACAACTTCTTCAAACGTAAGCTTCTCTGGTGGTCTTGACGGTGCAGCACCTGCCCGTACAGACTACTCAACAGCATGGTCTACATTTGATTCTATTGGAAGCAGCCTGGTACTTTACGCACCAGATGCCTCGTACCAGTCTACTTCTACAGTTGCTACTCAGTATCATGGCGACGCTATTATTTATGCAGCGTCTCGTACAGACTGCTTTGTAGTTGTCGATACTTTGTCAGGTCTTTCAGCCACCTCTGCACAGACTCAGGTCTCTGCCATTGCCGCTGCAGCTGCCGCATCTACTACAGGAAACATTGCAGCAGCTTACTACCCATGGGTTAACATTCCAGACCCAACAAAGATCCCAGGCGCAACTCGTTTGCAGGCTCCGGGTGCTGCGGTAGTAGGACAGTACATTGCTACAGATGCAGCTCGTGGTCCAGCTAAGACACCTGCCGGTCTTCAGAACCGCATTGCCTTGGCAGTATCAACAGAACACTCGTTCACAAATGCTGAACTTGATTCTTTGAATACCTCCACAGATCCAGTCAATACTATTCGCCAGGTTCCTGGTGCCGGTATTGTCATCATGGGTGGCCGTACTTTGGATAACACTCCAAATAACCGCTACATCAACATTCGTCGTTCCTTGATTTACATCGAGAAGACTTTGACAGAGCTAACTTCGTTTGCTCTATTTGAGAACAATGATTATCGTCTATGGACAAGAATCAATACTGCTCTCAATAGCTTCCTCTTTGCATACTGGAATAATGGAAACTTGCGTGGAAATACTTCTGCTCAAGCTTACTACGTAATTTGTAACGATTCAAACAACTCATTTACTGACATCCAAAATGGAAAAGTCAATATTACAGTTGGCGTTGCACTAGAATATCCGGCTGAGTTTGTTGTCATTCAAATTGGACAACTTACTGGAAACGCTACGGCATAAGGAGAAGATAAAAAATGGCAATAACTAACCAAAATCAACTAAGTAACTTGATGACGGATCCGGTCCGTAATTTTAAGTTCCTTGTGCAATTTAGCCCAATCTCCCCAGATGGTAAAACCCAAGATGCTTACTGGAATAAGAGTGCATCTCAGAGTAGTACGGCAAACTCATTTGGTACGATGGGGTTTGTTTCCCTTACCGGCCTAAGCGTATCGACAGAGTCGATTGCTTACCGTGAAGGCGGATACAACACCACCGTTCACCAGATTCCTGGCATGACCACATTCTCACCAGTGACATTCTCACGTGGTGTTCTATATGGAAATGACCAAGCAATCGCGTGGATGCGCGGTATGTTTTCATCTGCTCAGGGTTCTGGCCTTAATGGCTCATCTACACCAGGAAACTTCCGTGTAGATATCACATTGACAGTCAATGACCACCCAAATACAAATGCAACAGCTGATAG